AAAGAATCATTAGTAGGCAAGAAAGGAATATAGTTAGCTTCTACACGATTGAGAATACGTTCTCCAGCAACATTTGTTGTATATGCAATTGAGAAGTCTGTAAAACTAATTGTCAAAGGATCTCCATCAAATCTATCAAAAGTGACATCAGATCCAGCAACAAAATCAATATTTTGTGATTTTAATACAGCAATCCATTGATTTCCAGTGCCCTTTTGGATACTGATAAGTTCACCCCAAACTCTATCTCCTTGAACAACACTAGTTCTATCACTAGTATTTAAAACATACCAAGAAGACATGGTATCATATGTACCTACGCCATCAAAAGTTACAGTTGCTCTGTTATAGAAAGCATCCTGTTCATAATTAAAGATATTAAGAGTAGATTGATAGTTCTTACCATACAAACGGATAATATCTACTCTTGCACAAGTATAAGATCCATCTGCCTGTTCCGAATATTCCAATGGTTGCATAAAAGTAATTGAAGCTCCATTGATCTTGTATGACAGATCTTGCTTTTGGAGAACGCCATCCACATAAACATATGCATATAATGGATTGTCAATAGTTTTTACATTATTGTTTGAGTCATAGATTAGGTATTGATTGTTTTGAGTATAAGGAACTATTCTCTTGTCGATACCAAGTCTTTCGTATAGACCTACACCAAATCCATAAAAATATGTTTCGTTCTGCAGTTCTTGTGGAAAAGCATCTGCATCATAAAGATCTTTGTAGTTTTTGGGTGCTTTGACAAAAGCGATACGATCTGTTTTGTTTGCACTCGAAAATCTTCTGATCTCATAAGAACCTTGCTGCAATACTCCATCAAGATATACAAACAAGTCTTCGTTGACCTGTGTTTTTACAACACTACCATCTTCCCAGTTCAAATCAAAGATTCTAGTTCTGCCATCGAAAGAATCTGCAATATTTTTTAAACGCTTTAGATAACGTGCATTATCTGTATCTTCTCTGAACTTAAATGCTCTAATATATGCATTCTGTGGGGGAACAAGCTGATCTTCGGTAACTCTTGGACCAAGTGGTGGTTCAAAGAAGGAAAGTTGATTACCTACTACTTTAAAAGAATATCCTGGTCTTTGTGCAATGCCATCAATGGTCATTAAAATTTCTTGCTCATTATATGGTGTGTATGCAGTGCCAGTTGCAGCATCAGTAATGGTAAACTGTTTGTTGCCAATTTTCAGACCAGTCTGTGGGTCATATCTACCGTCAAAAGCAGGAGACAACTTAAGTTCTCTTACTCTGGTAAGAGTTTCGTCAAAATCGGATACAGAAACTGATCCTTCGCCTCTAACAACTCTAGAGTCTTTTACTTTAATTACCTGTTGCTGGATAGTTCTCTTTGTAGACAAAGAAGAAACTGCAAGAGGAGGACCACACAAATACATGGTGGACTTAAATGCTTTTTGACTAGAAGGCATATTAGATACACCTTCAGATTCCAAATAGACTTCACCAAACATCTTAAATCCAGCTGGATGTGTGGTATCCTTAATTACATCACGCCACTGGTTGATTGGTGTCCTAGATCTAACAACATAGGAATAATCTTGATAGAAATTAGAATCATGGATTCTTTGATTGCTAGAACTTACCTTTCCTCTGTCGGAAGTAAATCTACCAATTGTTTTTTCTCTAGTAACAATGTTAGGAATAAACGAAGATCTACTGATTGTCTTGATACGAGCAGTTTTCTTTCTACTCTTTCCAATGATAGTCTGTCCCTCTTTAAAAACACCGACAATATCTTCCAAACGTAGAATATTAGATCCTACTCTCCATCCATTTTGAGCAACTATGCCTTGAGCAACAATAATACCATTTACTTTCTGTTCAATAGTTTCGCCAGGTCTAAATGCATCTAAATCAAAGCTATCAAGAATAAAAACATTAGGTGAATAGTAATTTGATCTAATCGTACTATCACTATGGAATCCAGATCCATTTCTTACAAAATTAACGTTTTGTGGACGACCAATATTATCAGACACAAAAAACATCTTATTGTCTGTTTCAATAATTTCTAGTTCTGGTGTGGTGGTATAATTACCAGGATCAGTAATTCTAACTTGAGTGATGATACCATCCTTTACATCAGCAATTGCTTTAAGACCACTTCCTAGACCAGAAGCAACAACAACTTCTGGTTTGGAATATCCTTGACCTGGAGTAACAATATCAATTGAAATAATGTTATTAGTGGCTATATCCCTAATAGCAGTAACGACTGCTTTGTATCCATCTGCAGGGACTACACCTTTAATAATTGGCAACTTATCATATTCAGATCCAAGATTGTCTAATTTGATAGAATGAATCTTACCAACTGACCTACCTGTATATCTAATCTCTCCAGTTCCATCATATTGAGGAACATCAGAAAGTTTGTAGACAACTTTTTTGTCTGTGGTATATGCAACTTCTTTTCTACCCGATAGAGGGTCATCAACAATACGAAGATAAGATCCTTCAGTATCAGTTGTGGAAGAAGTCAAGAAATAGTAGTAACTTGTGAAGTTAACATCTTTTCTTGTTTGTTCTCCAATGTTTGCGCCATATCCAAGTCTAATTCTCACAAACGCACCAGCATTACCAGGTTCATTCAAACCAACTTCTTTTTCTTCAGTAAAGACATTGAAGTTTGGACTGGTTGAAATATCAAGGTAAGAGTTCAACATCGAAGGATGACTTACATCAAACTTGTAGAAATAATACTTTTGAATATCTACAATAGGATTAGTGAGGAAACTTGTGTTATCTGTAGAGAATAGAAGCTTATCAACAACATCACCTACTGAACCGACAGTAACGATTTTTTGTGGACTACTGGTATCAACAATTGAAGATACTGTAGTCAAAGCAACAGGACTAGTTGCATTGTAATCCCAGTTGACAATTAGTTTTTTAGTTTCCTTATTGTAAGAAACAACTACTGGTGCATTGACGCCAGTTCCAATTCTTGTACCCTCTGCAAATCGGTAATTCGGCAAATAAGATACTAATTCTTTATCATTAGAATGGTTAACTTTAATAGTTCCTTCTTGAGCTCTTGCTACCGAAATATTTTTATTATCTGTATCTACAGCAGTAATTTTAATAATTTCGTTACCAATAGATACAAGATCGTCAACTGATGCTGCAAAAGTATTAGTAACGTTTACGTCTGTTCTATCAACACCAAAACCAACAGCATCAACGTTAATTAGTGGACCAGCAGCACTTGGTGCAGGATACACTGTGATAGTTCCACGAGCTTCTGGATGAGTTACACAGACATATTGATATACACCAGGAACTGTAGGTACAAAGACAATAGGATCTGTTACAGATCCACTGTTAGTAACACCAGCAGCAACTGTATAATCGACAGTAAATTGAGCACGACCATCATCTTTGAGTCCCAACTCAATGTCAGATACAACATGCACTGCATGACCAGGCATTGGTTGTAAAGTAAGAGTAGATCCTACTCGTATTTCATAATCTGGGTTTCGCTCACCTTGATCATCTTCAAATCTGTATTGGGGTTTAAGACTACCTGGAGGGCTGTATATGTCAACACTAGTAATTGCAACACCACTAATAGTATCTGAAGTAGTTAAATCTTCACCTTCAGTATCAGCAACAAAGTAAGTGATGGAAAAATTTGCATCATCTTTAGAAATATAGATGAGATTAGTGCCACCAGAATCATTTTGGAAGAATCCGCCAGGAGTGCCCAGTGCTGTTACAACAGTTGGATAATCTGCTTCAGCAACGAAGAATCTTTTCTGTGCATAAGAATCAACTTCTGTTTGATTCAAATACACCATCGATAGAATCGGAGAGATGTCTGAATCAGCTGCATCTACTTTAGCAATAGCAGATGGATCAATTGTTAAGATATCGTCTGCTTTATAATTTGCACCAGCACTAGTGATGGTAATATTACCAATATTACCGCTATTATCAAAATTAGCAGTATCTACACTTACAGATGCCTTTGCTGCTACTACGTCAGATCTCGACAAAGCAGAATTAGCAAATACAAGAGGGACATCAGTATACTCCCCAGAAATGTAATCTTTACCTAAACCAAGTACAGTAGACTCACCAACACCAGTATCATCAACCTTTGCACTATATTCATTTGGAAGTAAAGTGATCTCTTGAAACTTTTTCTTCGTTACATAATAAGTTGTCTCTGTAGTAGCAGGATCAGGATCTACTGTGATATTAATAATATCTCCAGTACCAAAGTCATGATTTTCAGTTGTTTCTAGAATAGCAATAGACTCATCAACATCAGTAATATTAATATCTCTACTCAATTGATTGATAATTACAATCTCTGTTCCTGCAGTATTACCTAGGTCAGAACTTTTAAGAATTACTTCACCTTCATTATAATTGAGATAATCAGCAAAATCACCACTCGTAACCTTCAGACGAACTGAATTTTGGTCAATAGTTTGATTTAGGATTTCTCCAGTAGCAATCTCTGTTGTTGGATCCTCAAATAGAACTAAAGCAAGAGTTTCTCCTAAAGTGTAAGAACTGTTTTGAGATAGTAGTAAATTGATTACTTGAGTAGAAGAATTGATTTCATATCCAGACTCGAAAGATCCAGTGATATTTCTGACACCAATTTCATTTTCTTCTGAAATGTCTCTAATAACTTCACCAGTTGCACCTGTAGTTTCTTGAGTGATAATATCACCCTCAAATGCAAAGAAGCTAGAAAGAGATGTCAATAGAGCTGCTTTGGTCTCTTTAGACTCAATACCAGAGACAGTCTTACCAAATGTAGATGCAACAATACCAGCAGCACCAGATCCACCAGTGCCACTGTCATCTACATATATTCTTGATCCAATTTGGAACGTAGGTTGAGAATCTTCAATATCTACTGTATTAACAAATCCTTTACTTACAGTATCAATATACGCAATTTCTTCAGAACCATTCTTCAACGTTCCTGGAATGAATAAACGTTCAGATGTGATGGGAATAGATCTTTGAGTTACTTTACTTTCGTAGTTAGACCTAACTGGTAGAGAATAGAAGTTCTCTCCAAGGATATAAGGGTACGCAGGAGTATTAGTAGCATCAATAGTCACAAAGTATGCATATGTACCTTGTGGATATTCTGGTGTTACACAGAATCTACCATTATTAACATCAAGACGAGTCTTACCAGTATCAACAGTAGCAATCCATTCATAGTCATCTACAAACGTTCCCATGTCATATGGAGCGTCTACTGGACCATCAGTTCGACTGGATTTAAGCTGATATCCACTATTCATCCTTGCAATAGAAGATTGATCAGATAGTGGGTTGCTGTAACCGTAAGGACCGTAAATCGGATTGCCATCATAGGCATAACCTAGGATGGGCGAGTGTGTTAAAGTAGGAGTCTCTTGGAATTGAGTTGGTGTTAAATTGTCCCCTAGTCTAAAACGAAGACGTTTGGGGTTTGCAACCACACCATAGTAAAATTCATTTTCTATGAGGTCTTTTATTGCAAGACCACCGTTATCATCAATGAAATTAGAATTATTAAAATATCGGTCTTTTACCCACCTGTAAATCGTGGCAGTTGCTGCTGCAGGATTGTTTCTTGCCTCTTCTACAATTTGTACTCGTACATTCTCTTGAGTATAGAATTTACCACCATCAACTTGTTCAAATCCAGTAATCTTACCTTTGGTATCAACAGTCGCTCTAAATTCTGCAAATCTACCTTTTCCTGCCAAATCGGTAATAACAACAACTGGGGGTGCTGAATAATATTCTCCAGCATTAATTAGACGAATACTAGTAATTTCTCCAGAAGTTACAATAGCTTCTGCTACACCATTTCGTCCACTAACAATTTCTACTAGAGGATCTGCTGTATAATTCTTATCGAGACGAGTAAATACAGAGTTTACAGTATCACCGACTAAAGTTGACAAAGCTAGTTGCTCTTCACCATTAATAAGAACAAAAGGAGGTTTTGTGTATCCAGAACCTCTGGAGGTCAATGTGTAAGATTGGATGTTGCCATATGCAATCTGATCCTCGCTTTTATATCCAAAAGCAATACTACCGTCTACAAATACACCGATGTCTCTAAATGGGGTTTTATAGACTTCAGTGGTCGTACTAGTAGTTTTGGGAATAAGCTTGAGTTGATTTCCATCAACCAAGTTAGGTTGATCTTGACCAGTAAGAATAGGTGTAGATGGATATGAGGAAGTAGCAATATAGTAATACTGACCGTCTTGATAGACAGCACTGACATCAGCCAAATATTTTTGAAGTGGGAGACCTACACCAGGATTAAGAGGAACCGAAGCATAAGCACCTGTGGTATTTACTTTCCACCTTACAGATCTAGATGATTCGTCATAAATGATGGTATTTCTAGTTTCAAATCCAGGTTTAGAAATCTGAATCTTATCTCCTGTTTGTGAGTAAGGATATACTACATCTGGAGAAAGTTTTGTTAGAATACCATATAGAAGCAAACTAACATCGTCACTTCTTACATTAGAGTAACTAGTTACAATGTCACCGACATTGTGAATTCTCGTGACAGTTCCACGTTCTTTGATAACAAACTGTCGTGCTGTTTTTCCTTCGTACTCAATGATCTCACCATTGATCTGCACAAACCCTTCTTGGGAGCTCCAACCTAAAGTAGAGTCTACAGTGATTGTATCGTTAGTTGTAAGAGAGGTCCCCAAAACCCTGTCCAGCACTGTCTTTTGGGGGATGTTAAAATTGCCATTTACAGAAACAGGGTCGATAATTAAATTATAAAGACCATAGTCTCCTACTTTACCAATTTGGATTATATTCTCTACATTAGCAGATGCATATGAAGATCCAATAGAATTCTTATCCTCTTGCTGGATAATAGTCTTACCAATCAATTTATTGGCATCACCACTCAAAACGATTGCTTGTACTGCAAATACAGCAGACCAATCAGATTCCGATACCTTTACTGTGCTATCTTTTGGAAAGTATGTAGTTGGAATATCATCAGATCTCTTTGATACAATAGTATTGAAGATGAATCTGATAGATTTGTTGCCACCTTTAGTTTTGTAGAAGTCTCCAATGTTCTTGATTAGGAGTCTCTTGTCTACATCATCCTTCAAGTATGCTTCTGGGAAGTTAACTAGGTACTCTCGCTCAAATGCCCTTACAAAGGCATACAAGAACAGATGACTTAAGTTATGTACATCTTCACCAACATAGTGGTCTACTGCTGATGTAGACACAAATGTGGACTCATTGTGTAGGTCTCCGAGAATGGTTGTACCACTCACTCCTCTAGAGACATCTAAAAATTCTGTATCTGTTCTCTCTTTGTAGAAACAGATTTCTGTTCCAACTCTAATATATCCGTTCTTCTCTGGAAATGAACTAGCATCAGCGACTACCAAAGTCGTGGAGGATGCATTTACAGTCAAAGCAACTGTAGTAGATTCTTTCAGTAAATTCTTCTCATAAAAATCAACATCACGATATTTCGTAATGTTGCTGATGATATCAAGAGGTTGACCGACCGATTCCTGTTGTCGATAGTATGCTTCTAAAATACTCGAAAAGTTTTCGTATTCAGAAACAATAAACCCAGGAAGTTGGTCTTCAATTAGAGCCGAAATCTGTGTACTCATCTATTACTCTGGATATACCGCGAACTTGCTATTTGCAACATCTAAATCTAGATACATGTGTCTAGATGCACTGATGTCATTGTTACGTGGGATCACTCGAACCGAGATTCTGTTGTCAAAGAAGGTTCCCTGTAAGATGGTTACATCATATAATTTGATTTCGCCTTCCTCATAATCAACATCGCCAATATTCACCTGTACCAGGATCCAATCTATATAGGACGATTTTACCATCCCTGTCTTCAAAATAAACGACAACATTGGGATAAGCAGTGACCTTGAATCCTGTTGACATAACAACAGGTCCATCTTCAGGACATGACAACTTAAATGGGTTCTGGAAACAAAGTTCGTAGTAAGTAGTAGTATTGATTTGTGGATAGAAATCCTTCCTCATCATTACTGTCGTAGTGTTGGAAGTAACTGAACGATCAGCGTTGTCAATTACTCCAACATACTTACTATATCTAAATTTGCCGTTAAATTTCTCGGTATCAGATAGTTTAGTATACTCTTCTACTGAATTAGTGACTTTAGTTTTAACATCAGTAGGGAATTGATTTGTAATACGTGTATTGAAACTGACTCTACTGTCTAGTTCTAGATACAAGATTGATGGATCCTTGATTTCTGGAGTGACTGATGCTACAGCATAGTCTTTCAATCTAGCAATAATTTGCTTTTTAGTCACACTAGAAAGTGTAGCACCACTATCTGGTTTGATGACAATCTTGACTTTACCAAATTCAGGGTATCTCTCCTCTTCACCACCATATGTAATGATGTCAGATACTGCAGGATAAATTTCTCTTACAATAGCACCATAGTCCATTGCAGTAACTGCTCTGTTCTGTGTGGCATATAGTTTAGGAGCATTGAACTTAATCTTATCAATACTTTCAATTCCCGCTCCACCATCAGCTGCAGAAACTGTTGTAATGTTAGTTACCGTAAGTGGGTATGCAGTACCGTTATTATCCTGTAGAACACCACTAAATGTAAATACACTAGCGCCATTTGCTGCAGCACCACCAGAAATTAAGTATGATACCTCAACAAAGTTATCATTCTCTAGCGCAGATCCAACTACACCATCACCAAAAAAGAGTTGATATTGCTCATCAGCGTTTTCATCTACGTAATAGATCTTGTCAGATGCTCCAATATCAATGATATTGTTGATCTGATTGTAGTATGCAAACTCTGATGCTCCCTCGATGGGGAATACCTTGACACGCAGTGTGCTTGTGTCCGCACCACTGTTCTTTAGAATGAACTTTTGATTTTTTAATACCGTAGACTTGGTATAAGTCTCTTCAATGAGAGTACCTTCTTGGAGTACAACGTTCTCAAAAATTGCTTGACCGTTAACAACCCCCGCTTTGTAATCATCAATTACGACAAAACGATATAACTGATCATCAAATGTAGTAACAAATCCCGTGCCTTTCTTCAAGGTAATGACACTTGGGTATGTTCCTGTAAAATTTACTTGAAAATTAACTGTTGCTTGCGGAGAAACAATAGACTTTGGTTTATATCCTAATTGTTTCGCAAGAGATACAACGTTATCACGGAGTGTTGCTGACTCCAAAAACAACTCATTAGCCACCATGTTCGTGTTGAACGCGGTGTAATACGTATTATATGCTAGTACATCTAGCAAATTACTCCAGGCAGACCCTTCAAAATCAAAATCGACAAAATCAGTCTGCGCTCTTAAGTAATCTTTGAGCGCAGTCTTGATATCTGCAAAATCTAAATTATTTACTTGAATGTACTTCATCGGGTTCTCTGTAAGAGGAAGTTGACGTTTTGAGGTGGTTCGTCTTGACGACCACGAATTATAAACTCAATAGCAACGTCAAAGGCATTATCATCAAAGTTTGGGTCAACTGCCAAATCTGTCAATGTGACCCTAGACTCGTATTTCCTCAAAGTGGTTCTGATTTGGTCTTCAATCAAACCCGCTGTACCAAAATCAAGTGGTTCAAATAGTAATTCAGAAATACCACAACCCAACTCATCGTCGAAGAATCTTTCTCCAGGAGTAGTCAATATAAGATTAACAACTGACTGCTTAACAGATGCATCGTCTTTAGTTACTAGTAAGTCACCCGTAATTGGATGAGGCTTCATAGTAACCTTTAAATCTTTAAAAGACTGTTGATTGGGCACAATAACACGATTTATTGTTTATTTATGGTCCTTTTTCTTATCTTCTGTCTTGATCTTTTTTAAGATCCTATCAGACTCTATTTGAGTGATAAGAGTCATTCCTGATTTGATAAAATCTTTACTCTTATCAGTTGGTGAATTACCCATTTTCTTTCTCCTTTGGTGTTTGCCAGAAATAATCGTCAGTGTCTCCTAGGCGTCCCCAGTCAATTCCTGCCTCTACTTGGTATTCTATAGTGGATACCTTAAAGTCAGGGAATTGAGGGTCCTGGGGGGTTATAGAGAGGTCATACAAGCGCATTCTATTATTAGGATATAGTGCATACTGACCGTTGTTTAGAGCGATACAATTATGCGACTTGTGCTCTTGTGGCACCTCACTTACATTATTATCTATAACATCGATGTTTGCATGATAGTTATCTAATGTAAACAAGTATTGACCTTTCATCAATCCATGGTCTCTTGTAAAGACTTCACAGTCCATTGATGATACAAATCCCTTGTTCATACATGCTACCCCATAATCCATACAATTCCAAAATTGTAGATTCTCCAGACTCATATCAACATCTGGTGTTTTAGGTGATCTTACAAATGCACTGATAGGTAGCTTGTCATACATTGCTCCATATGTAGGCAAGTATGTCTCAAAGTAAAAAGCACGCCCAGGTATGCTTTTAGCACATACCCAGACGCCCTCTACAAACTCCCCATGCCCGTCTTGATGATCTCGTAAGTATTCCTTACGAACCCACACCTTCTCTGCAGGAAGATTGCAAATTAAATTCACTTACCCTGTCCACGATAACGCTTCTTCGCACTGTTTCGACTTGTTGCTGCATACTTGGTGTTCTTACCATTGCCTTGACGACTCTTCTTGGGAATTGGTTCAATGAACGAATTACCCGTCAACGCTCGATTAAACTTTGCCATTATTCTAATGATGAACTTCTAGTATTATACCACAGATCTACAATCCTGCCAATACCGTATGAGACCCTTCTGTCATCACTGCACCATAGGATAACAGATCACCTATACGCATAGTATCCATCTTGTTGATTCGGACTCTTTTAGACCCCTTCACACACTTATCAGTATGTGGTGGTTTATTTCCACATACATGAACTGCAGTTACATCACCAACTCTTACTGCTGCAATCTTATTCACAAAAACATTCAATGAACCAGTAATTACAGGTACAGGTGGCCAACACTGATGACCACTCTCCAAATCCTTCATTCGACTGATTCCACTTCCTGCTGGCATTATCCTTCTCTTGCTTCGGTTTGCTTACTTAAACGATATTTAGTACGCTTCGTGTGATTTTGCCAGTTGTTATCTACATCGATAAATGCTGGGAACTTCCAGATGTATGGTGGACATGTACTCGTAACTGTAATCTCATAATGAAAACGCAGAGTTTTGATCAGAGACGGTTTATAAGCATGTACATAGTTACTACCCCTCTGTGCTATATCATGTACAAAAGGTCCAACAAACTCCCTACCTTCAGGTGTTGCCTGATATGCAGAGAGCCTTCCCGATCCACTGATTCTTTTTAACTTCTCATCACGCTTAAAGGTTTTCTGCACTCCAAGTCCTCCCTGAAATGTGACACCCCTCATATTGTCCCTGGTACGTGGTATTGTACTACCTTTGTAACTTTCTCCAAAACCTGCCTGCATATCATACATCCACTTCTCCGTGTAATTACCAATGAGTGGGATTGGCAATACTAATGTGGTGACTCCAGGTGCTACACTGATACTCCCGAATGTCACAGCATCAGTGCCTACTAACATCTCTGGTATAGTCGGTACACCACCCGCTAGTACAATACAACCAGGTGGCATGATACCAATACTGATACCTGTGATTAACTCGGGACTCGGCTGTGAGGGACCAGGTGTTCCTCCAGGACATACCAAGTTTGCTTGAGCAGTGACATTCACTACCCCCACGTTCTCATAGATATTCAGATTTATACCATCTCGAAACATTCCAGGTATCACAAAGTTACTCGGAGGCGGCAACATCCTCCACCCAGGTCCAGATCCTAAAGTAAATGATGTTCCTGCAGGTATGAGAATTGCCATTATTCTAATTTCTTTAGTCGTTTATCTACATCATCCAAGTAATCTGTTATCTTCTCATGTGCGACAGCACCAGGGCGTCTATACATGAGACTTGGAGACTTTAGACGCTCGACTTCAGCTTTCAGTTCCCGTATCTCCTGGAATGCTATCGATAGCACCTCTTCCAGGTTCGCTGATTTCTCGGAGGAGTTCAAATCTTTCATCTTGTTTGTTTGGGTTCTTAAAGTTCTCGGCAGCACGTTTCTCGAATTGTTCGCAGAAATCATCGAACTCATTCAATACTTCTGCTTGCTTATTAATAAAGCGATCGTAGTCTTTCATGATTCAACTATTTTGGGGAAATTTTTTCTGGGGAAATTTTTTTATTTCCTTGGAATATTTATCTTGCTTGGGTAACACTTTGTAGGTTAGAGTAGTGGTAGGAGTCCCGCTCGGCATTCGGGGGTATACAATAAAGGGGGCGTTTTACTGCCCCCTGTGTTACATAGTGTTG